CTCGTCGTTCAGCGCCAGCCCGGCCTGCAGCCGTTCGAACACCTGCTGGGATGCCTCGGTCAGACCCTCGACACCAGACGCCTTGACGCCGGACTTGGCGTAGTCGGCCAGCGTGGACTTGAGCCCCTGCTTCGCAATCTCGGCGGCGGCCTTGGGCGTCAGCTCTTTGCCCGCAGCGGCGAAGATCCGGCGGATGCCGGGGATCATTTTGAAGCCGACGACATCCAGCGCGGCCTGGGGGACCGAGGCCAGCGCAGCAGCGCCCAGGTCCGTGTCGGCCAGCTTCCTGCCCTCGTCCTGCTGCCGGGCCAGGTTGGACCCAGTGAACTGGGTAGCGGAGGCCAGACCGGCGGCACCGGCAGCGGCCAAGGCTGGAGCACCCGCGAATGCCGCACCCGCGCCAGCGGCAAGGGGGGCCGCCATGTACGGCAGCGAACCGCCGGCAGTCTCCGCCAGCTTGGCCATGGGCGAGTCAAACCAGGTGCCATCGGTGGGCTTGAACACCCGCGCGGCTTCGGCCTTGTTGCGCGCCTGCTGTTCTTCAGCAGCCTTGATGGACATAAGCCCCGAGCGCCCGGCCAGCCCTGCCAGGCTGCCCTTGAGGTCTTCCCACCCGGCTTTCATTGCCGGGACGAAACCGGACTTGGCTGTGCCCTGCGCACCGGCAATCATGCGCTTGATGGTGGCCTGAATCACCAACGGATCTGTGCCGTCGGGGAACTCCAGGATACGTCCGTCAGCCAGTTCTGCTTCGATTGCCATGCCGTATCCTACTGGATCAGGTTGCCCTGTGCGTCAAATTTGAGACGCTGCCCGCCAGCGGGACTCGCGGCTGCCGGCTTACCGAGGTTGGTGTCCACGATACGCGTTGCGCGCGCGTTCAGCGCTTCTCGTTCGGTCGGAGACATGGCCGAGAGGTCTTTGTTTTCCGCCTTGGCCAGCGCGTCCGCTTCCTGGCGGATCAAATTGGCGCGCTTCACGGGATCGATGGGCTTGACGCCTGCCGCAATACCCGTGGGCCGGTTCGCCCGCGCCCTGCTCGCCTCGGCCGCCGCCCGTGCCTGGTCTGCCCGCGCGCCGCGGTAGTAGTCGGCCTGGGCCCCCTGCAGATTCTCGGTCGACTTCTGGGCGGCGATCTGCCGCTGCAGGTCCGCGGCCTGCTTGCGCAGCGCCATGGCCCCCTCGACGTCCTTCATGCGGTCGCGCACCAGGGCTTCCTGCTCCAGCAGGTCCGCCTTGTCATACATCTCCTTGACCGACGCCAACTGCTCCTTGCGGGCCTTGTCCTTGCCGTGCATGGCCAGCGCACCGGCGCCCAGCGCCTGTGCCGCGCTGCTACCGCCCTTGGCGGACACACCGGCCAGGAACTCCATAACCCGGTCGAACTTGCTGGGGGTCAGGTTCTTGACCTTGGCGTTGTAGGCAGCTTCCAACTGGGCCCGGGACTTGCCGCGCAGCTCGTCCCGTTCCTTCTGCAGCGTGGTGAGCGCCTCCAGACTTTGCCGCAACTGATCGTCCGTCTGGTCCTCGGCGGCCGGCAGGCTGGGCATCCCCGCGCCTTCCTGGCGCTGCATGCGTTTCTTGGGGTCGAACGGTCCATCAGACGGGGGCGAGGTCTCCGCCGGCGCAGCGGCAGCCGCGATGCCGGAGTACCGGGGCTTGCGCACGGTGGCCTTGTTGGTAGTCGGCGAGCGGGCCTGGACCTGGTCGGGGTAGGCGCTGCCGGCCTGCTGCGCAGCCTGCCCCGGCTTTGCCGCCGGCGCTTCCTTGTAGTATTCCTCGCGCGTCTTGCCCCCGTACAGAACCTTGCGCAGCCAATCACCGAGATCACGGCTGTTCGGATCGGGCGGCGCCATCAACGCTTCCGCTGCGGTCTGCGGCAGGTAGGGCTCTGCTGGGCGCTCAACGGAACTACCGTCGTCCCGTTTGACAGCCGACGGTGCGTACAGCGGTTTCTGGTTCCGCGGCATTGAATCCGTGAACAGCTGCGCGTAGTTCTCGCCGCCGCCCGAAAACGCCCGGCCGCCGCTGGCATACGCAGCAATGCCGCTCTGCGGCGCTTCCAGGTTACCCACGAGCTGCTCGAGTACAGGCAGGGTGTCTTCCTTGCTCATGGCGGTCTCGTTGGCCATGCTCTGCGCGTAGGCCTTCTTGTCCGTCATCTCCTTGAGCGCGGCCACGGCCTCGAAGTCACCCTGCATGGCCAATGCCTGCAGTTGCGGCACGTTGCCGGCGAGTTTGGCCTTCATGACGGCCATGCTGCTTTGTAAACTCATGTCGCACCCCCGATATAGCGGCTGCAAGCCGCGGTGTGCGGCGTCATTTCAGGCTCCCGTAAAGTTGCGCCACGCGCCCCGCGCCCAGTCCGGACTTGCGTTCAGGGATGTGCCCGCCGCCGGCCCACAGGTCGAACAGGCTACCCAGGCCGCCGATGGCCGAACCGACACCCGCCAGGTCCGAAGCCCAGTTGGACGTAGGTGACTGCTGTGTGGTCTGCGTGGTGGTGCTGCCCGGGAAACCCGACACCATGTTGCGCATGAACGTCAGCTGGTCGTATGGGTGCTGCTGCGTATTCAACCAGTCCTGGTACCCTGTGTCCAACCCACGCTGCTGCGTACTCTGGTCCAGCAGACCCGCCGTTGACTGCAGCCCGAACGCGCTACGCCCCATCTCACCCAGCGCCTCGCCGCCCTTGATCGCTGCTTGGGAACCGAACTGCCGGTCCTGCTGCTGACGCGTGGTGTCGGCGTTGTACTGCTGCTGTGCCTGTTGCCAGGAAGTGTTCAGCCCTTGCGTCTGGATGTCGTTGAGACGCTGCCCCAAGTTGCGATCGGCTTCCGCCTCGATGACGCCGTGGCGGCTGCCGCCGAACGCGCCGGCCTTGGCCGCTGCGGAATCCCGCCCCGTCTGGGCGATCATGTCGTCACGTGTAGCTTCCCGCTTGGCAATATCGGTCACGCCTTGCTGGTACGGGTTCATGTACTGCTGTGCAGCCTCAAGCCCGAAGGCGCCGGTGCTCGGTGTGTAATTGGCCCCCGTACCGATGGCACCGGCACCTTGCGTCATCAGGTTGCCGGCGTTGAGTCCAGACACAGACGTACCAGCCTGCTCCTGCAGGGGGGTGAGACCGGCCACTCGCGCGCCTGTGTAGGCCGGCGCAGGTGCACTCCCTGTCAACGCCTGTGAGCGCGCAAACAGGTCTGTTACGTACGGCTCGATGTAGCCGGGTAGCGAGGAGTTGGTTGTCGATGTAGTCGTTGCCATTTAGCCTCCTATACGGGCAAAGCCTTGCCCGGGTCCACCGGACGAACCTGCTCGCTCTTGCCGTGCGCCATCTGTCGGATGCGCTCTATCATCTGGTACAGAATGTCCGCGCCAGCCTTGGACGACCCCCCGCCCAGGCCAGACACCACGTCTGCGGGGATCACGAACTCACCGTCCGCCAGACGCCCCTCGCCGCCGTCATCCATCTTGACCGGGACATCGTCCGACAAGCCGGTGCCACCGCCCTGCACGAAACGCGGACCCAGCGGTGCCCCGGCAGCGATGCCACTTGGCGCTTGCCCGCCGGCGGCCATCTTGAACGTCTGCCCGGATGTGTAGCCCATGGGGTTGGCACCTGCGCCGACGTTGGTCAGTGTGTACTGCCGAGCCACCGGGTCCCAGACGTACTTGCGCATGCCAGCGTCGGCCGGCGCGGTGGGTGTGGTTTGCGTAGGGGCGGAGGACCCGAAGGGGTTGGCCGCGGCATCCGAGGCCAAGCCGGAGCCCATGCTACCTTCCCCGTTGTCCTGACCGCGTGAAGGCATCGGGATACCAAACTGCGCCGAGTCGTTTTCTCTCGCGCTCCAGTCCTGCTTGGCAGCGGCAATACCCTTGCTCGCCAGCCCTGACAACATGCCAAGACCTCCCGGCATCCGCCCCAGCGCACCAAGCACGCCTTCAACTGTCAGACCGGACAGGAAATTGCTCGAAGGTGCCGCCGTCGGTGTGGCTGTGGCCGTTCCGCCTGTGTCCCCGCCGGAATAAGGAGCCCCGGTGCCAGCCGGCGCCGTGGGCGTACCGAACTGCGCGGAATCGTTGGCGGACCATCCGCCGTCCGGGTTGAACCCACCTACGCTCGGGGAGCCGTCCGCGCGCGAAGCATCTGCTTGACCTTCGGGGTCTGCTTGACCGCCGTCGTAGAACTTGCGCTTGCGCTTGGCCGATGCGATTTTTGCGAGACTCATAGGGACCTCTTACGGTTTGATTTTCAACACGTTTGATGCAGTCGTGTCCCTGTAGACGTCGCCGGAGCGTAGTGTAGCAAGGACGGCTTCGGTGGGCAACGTGTCAATGTTGATGTTTAGCGTGCTGGCGTTGTGCGGGTACGGCGCGTTGGCGCGATTGAAATACGCCACAAGTTCCGACACGAGCGTGTCCAAGAAGCGGCGCTCGTACTCCGCAGGGGCCTGGCTGAGTCGCGGTGCACGCAGGGCCATGTCAGCTCCTACGTCCGTCGGGCCGGACGTCCATACGCGGCGTGCCAATTTTCCACTGAACCCCCAACGTGTCCGACGCAATCTTGTACCGCATCTGCCGCCCCCGCGCGCGCATGAAAACCTGCGGAGTCCACTGCTCCACAACGACCGTTGACGTGCGGGAGACCGTCTCGTCCGTGTCCGCGTTCAGCGGGGCGCCTGGCGCGTTCCGGGTCTGCGTTGTCATGGTCACCGCGGGTGTGATCGCCGTCGAGCCGGTAAAAGTCAGGTCCGGCAGGATGCTGCGAACGAAGCCAAAGTTGTGCCCGTCACCGATGTCAAAGTCCGAGGACTCGATGTAGGCGTCGATCGGCTGGCTGCTGACGGTCTCCACGTCATCCACGCCGTCTTCGTGCAGCACCAGGTTGTTGACTATCGTAGCGGCTAGGGGCGATGCTTTCAGCGGGGAGTCGATCCACGCGGTGCGAGACATGGTTCCGTAGTACCAGACGCGCAGCGTGTAGTTATAGATCACGTATTGGTCCGGCAAAAGCGCATCCGCGCTGCAGTAGTGCCACCAGACTTCATCGAAGCCCTCGTTCGTACCTGCCACCACCTGCAAGCCCTGCAGCAGGTTGATGTTGTCGTACACGTGGTCCAGCAGCGTGCACTCCAGTGTCTGGACACGCCCGTCGAACGCGTAGAACTTCTCGCGCCCCATCCAGTAAACCACGCCGTTGATCGAGATGGCCGCGTTCGGCCCCATGATCGAGATGTTGTCCGCTTGTTGCACAAAGCTGAAGACGAACGGAGCGCCGACGTACTGCTGGGTGAACACGGCGGTATCGGTCAGGATCACGATCTCTTGGCGTGTGTGCACGGCGGTGACGATTGCCGACCCGGACGGCAGCGTGTACTCGCCGGTCTGGTTGGTTATCGCGGGGGCCCAGTTGACGATGTCCTCCGTGTCGCTCCATCGAACAAGCAGCGGGTTGTACACCGTGTCACCGTACGCGTTCGTGCCGTACACGACCAGAATGCGCGCGGACTGCTCAAACAGCATGTGGAACTGGTACAGCGGAACGGACGTGGCGCCGGGGAGCGAAGACACCAGAACGCCGCGATCGAATATTGCCGGGTTTGCGTTGGGCGTGAACTGGTAGATGCTGCCGAGCTTGGGACCGAACACGAGGTTTTGCCCGTACACGACCTGCGTCCACATCCGCAAGTCGCGGATTTCGACCGAGTACCCGGTGCCCCAGGCGTAGTCACCAAATGCAGCAGACCCCCAGCCGTAGGCAAACGTCGCGTACTCCAGGCCGGGGTTAAGCAAGTAGTCAAACGTGGCGCTGCCGCCCGTGGCGTCGGACGTGGCTGTCGCCGGTACAACGATGGTGTAATTGTCATCGTCCACATACGTGATCTCGAACTCGCCCTCGAACGCGGACGCTGCGATACCGCCGACGGCACCACCGGACGCAGAAATAAGCACGTACGCTCCAGAGACGGCGCCGTGAGCGACATCGTTGACCTCGACGACACTGGAGCCGTTCGTGGTTGTGAACGCGTTGGTGGCCACGACTTCGTTGTCGCGGATAGGCGTGATGTCGTTGTAGTCCCCGCCGGCCTCCACGTACATCTTGAGGTGCGTGCCGACACCGGTGTAGATTGCGCCAATGAGAATGCGCCAAACGGCCAGCGAGCGACAGATGCCCAGGTACGCAGCGGTTGAGATGCGCGTCCAGCCGCCGATCTTTTCAGGAAAGCCGGAGCGGAAGCGCACTTTGTTGCACGCGTACCAACCACCTTCTGTGGCCAACGACGTGGCGTCGCGGTTGATACCGGGCCGGAATTGAAGTTTTTGCAGCGGCATGTTATCTCCCGTTGAGGCGCTGCCTCAAGGCTTCGTACCTGGCTTTGCAGGTTTCGGCGGCAACGTGTAGTCGAGCTGCGTCGGCAGCGTACCTCTCAAGAAATTCTGCATCTCCTGCTGCCAGTTGCGCGCCGGTAGCTCCAACACAAGCGGGGGGATCTCCGGGGTTGGCGCTGGGGGCTGGACGATCGGGGCGCTTGCGCAGCTCGCCAAGAGCAGCGTTGAGACGGCGATCCACATCCGATAGCTGTGCATTCTTGACTCCTTCCAGGACCAGGGCATCCGACATGATGTTGAGCCCGCGCTGTGTGGCGGCCAGATGCGCCTGCATGGCGGCTTTCTCCTGGGCGGCCTGCCGCACATCGGCCTTGTCACCCTCGTACTGTACCCCCTTGACGAAGCCGAACGCAACCAGCGCCGCAACGAGCAGCGCAGCAGCCAGGATCTTGTAGGGCCACGGTACGAGGCTGAGCATCATGCGTGTCCGACCTCGAACAGGTCGCGTTCTTCCTTGCGCCGGCGTGTCAGCCCGGCCATGACCCGGCCGTCATTCTTGTTCCACCGCTCGAACTGCACGGCCGCACCGAAGTAGTCGCTTGAGTTCAGCATCCGCAGCAGCGTGGACTTCTCCAGCGCGCCGGCCCCCACATTGAACACGAACGACACCAAGGCGTCGAACTGGTCTTGTGATAGCGGCACCTTGACAAGGCGCAGCACCGCAGCTTCCGCGTCGCGTACATCTTCCCGCAGCCAGACCATGGCCTGCTCTACGGTACACGTATCACCTTTCTTGACGCCGCGCGTGTGGCCAACGCCGATGGTCCATGGGTGGCCGTCTGCGGAGCCGGGGTCGGGGTATGCCCTCGTCTCCAGTCCCTCGTGGTGCCGGATGAACTCAAGTCCTGAATCACTGGTGCGCATCTGCGGCCCCCTTCTTGTTGTCGAGGCTTTGCTGCCTCTGCCCCAGCACACGCTCCACACTGGCGTGCGCCACTACGATCCCGCCGTACGCAATCCACAGCCACTCAGAGCTATGCCCGCTCGCGACGGTGTGCA